CGCCGGGAGCGATGTAAGGAGTTGTCATAGCCTCGGCAACATTTGATGTAATGTTGGTCTTCAACTGATTGATCAACAACAACGTACACTGCTGATTTGCGAGGGGAACGGTAAGTTTTGGAAAAGCACGAGCAAAGATGCGAGGCTTTACCGCCATTGAACTTTGAGGATTGAAATCACCCTCTAGTTCCTTCTCTGAACTAGTTGCTGCAATAGAATCCCAAATAAACAAAAACTGATTATCAGGATAGTCTGACATTAACATTTCAATTGTTTCTAAAGTTTTCTCTACTGAGACAGCCTGAACATACATGAAAGCATCATTCACATTCACCCCTGCCTGCTCTAGAAACATTGGGTCAATTGCAGACTCAGCGTCAAAGTACACAACAAAGTGTCCCATTTTCTGAGCGTTTGCAGCAATTTGGCAAGCCATGTAAGACTTACCGGCAGAAGATAGACCAGCGATTTCGATGATCTTGCCTACTGGAATACCAGCAAGTTTTCCTCTGCAAACGATTGAATCCAGCCAACGAGAACCGGTGGGAATCCACTCGGTTACTGCTGTTGGATTATCTTCGTTAAGGTCATGGGCAACATCCATGCCCACAGATTTATTGATTCTTTTTTTCATTGCTGATAAATCAATCTTACCAGCCTTTGATGACATTTTTAACACGCTCCCCATTTAACCTCCTAATGATTTATTCTGCTTCTTCAGTCTCTTCTGTTTCTTCAGGTTCCTCTGACTCTTCTGATTCGCCAGTTTCGGTCTCTTCAGTTACTTCTTCTACCGGTTCAGCAGTTTCCTCTTCTTTTTCGCTAGTGCAAGCCAGAAGGGCTGCCATCATAATTACATTTCTCATTTTTGTTTTTCCTTGTTTAAATATGCCACCCCTTTTTTCCAACCAAGGGCGGGTGGCTTTTCCCTCAACACAACACAGGAGGACTATGGCTTAATCGTCATTATTCATGAAATTCTTAAAGGCCTCGTCGATGCCGCTAGTCTTCTGTGTATACTTTGTAGTTTCACTTGAACGACTTTCGGAGGACGAATCGGAGGACAAGTAGCCGTCAAGTAAAGACTGAACATCATCTGAACTTTTCCGATCAAATAAGGATTCAATCGCTGGGACTGAATCTAGCAGTTCTGCACAATCTGCTACTGCTTCATCACATAAGACACTTGGACGCCGACGAGGCTTAAGGGTAGTCTTTGGAAACGATCCGGGTGTTCCTGGGACGTGATAATTAAGAACAATATCAGTTCCGGTTTCGGGATCAGTGATATCACCATAATCAGGATCTAACACGTAGCCTAGAAGTGTTTCATAGGCAGTCTTTCCATAAGACCAAATTTTTACACCCTCGGTTTCTTTGCCACGAACAATGATAGGTGAATAATAACGCTTTCGAACAAAAAGTTTCTTTGCTTCTTGTTTCAGTGTTGCATCATCATTTTGAACACCGTCACGCCACAGTTTAGATGCAAAATCACAGATTCCACATTCATCACCATCATTTTTCTTTGGGCAGTAAATACCAGGGTTTCTTCCAACATTATAATGGAAGTGAAATTCTTTGAATGGGTCGCCATCTTCTGTGGGAAGAACACGAATTGATTGATCTCCCTCGGATGGTCTCCATTTAAAGTCATTCTTTTTGTTAGTTGATGTGCCGTTTTTAGATGCATTTAGTTTGGCACGCATCGCTTCTAAATTAATAGCCATTTTTGTCTCCTTATGGTTGCTATTTTTTTGTGTTTAATCACTAAGGTACGCAGGGTTTCAACCTTACGTCCATATATAATATAACATATTTTGGGTGTGTTGTCAAGTAAAATTATAAATTATTGCAAAAGGTCTTTCAGAATATAAGTTGCCTCTTCGTTGCAAACGTCTGGAATTGCGTGCTTTACAGCGTACAATTCATGAGTTTGTGAAAGTTTTTGCCTTACCTCTTCCATTTTTTTAAGACCTAAATTATTATGTATCTCAATACCAATTGCATCAACGTTAGATAGATCAGCATGTTTCAGAAGTTGGTACTCTGCTCCTTCGATATCAATTTTTAAGTAATTTATTTTCTCCTCATTAATAAGAGGGTGTAATTAAACACCCCCTAGTTTAAAAGTTGTAGTCGTGAAATTTTCTTGGTGCAAACTCAAGATAAAATCTAGTATTATGACCTGAATAAAAATAACCATCTTTTCTTCTTCTAATTCTTTGAGAAGGATTATTTTCATTAGACTTATAAATCCATTTCTGTTCATTTTGATTTACACAATGTCCAGCAAAACCACCAGATACCCATTTAAGTTCTACTGAACTATCTTTTTCTGCATCTAATCTTCTTACCTCTATAGTTTGTTCGCTAACTACTTTAACTATTTCATATGGGTAAACATCAGTATAACCACCTTCATTAGCATAACCATAGTTAGTAGGTGACTTTCTATGCTCTATGGTTTTCCATACATAATCCTTGAACTTACCAGCAATATGACTATCTTTTAACCTTCTAACTTTAAGGTCAACTACTATATCTTTTATATATGACCATATTTCTTTTTCTTGCTCAGTAAGATATATTTTACCTTTTTCAATATGGTCTTTAAGAAATTCATATTCATAAACCATTGCTCCTTTATCAACAAATTCATCTCCAGTATAATTTTTACTTTTGAAAGTTGTATCTATTTTTTCGAATTTAAATTTTGTCATTTTCTTTTCTCCTTTGTTATATAATAAGTATATCAAATCGTATCACATAGTCAAACAATTAGATTTCCTAGATTCCCAATTTCCCTATATAGTCGTTGCTTAGAAAAAAAAAAATAAAAAAAAGTTCTAAGGAGACCATATTTCTGGGAAAATGGAAAAAAACCCAGAAAATATACCATTACAGAGAAAAAGTTTTGGGAAAATTTTGGGAAAAATTCCTAGATTTTGGGAAAAATACTGTTTCTAGGATTGTTTTTCGTGCAAATTTTTTTTTTATTTTTATTTTCTAAGGAAGTGCTATATAGTATTTTTAGAAATAGAAAGTGATTCGTGATGCCTCAAAGAAGTAAATTGGTTCGTACAACTAAAGACCTTACAGACAAACAAAAAAGGTTCATTGATATACTTGTTATGAAGTGGGGTAAGATAACAAAGACCGATGCATTGTTAGAAGCTGGTTACACTCCTAAGACAAGAGAAAGTGCCTTTGTCCTTGCATCGAAGTTAACGAACCCAGATACAAACCCTCATGTTTGCCGATACATGGAAAAGAAGTTGTTAGAAGAAAAAGAAAAGTATGAGAAAGATAAATTAAGAAGATACAAAATACTAGATGATTTACGAGACCAATCTTCTGCTAAAGGACAATTTACTGCATCCATTAATGCGGAATATCGTTCTGGTCAATTAGCAGGATTATATGTAGACCACAAACAGATAACCCATTCAACTTTGGAAGGAATGAGTAGAGACCAATTAGAAAAAAGACTAGAGGAATTAGAGTCTAAAATTGGCGAAGCAAAAAACATAATTGATGTTACACCAGACAAAATCGAAACTAAGTAAAGTAACGAACAAAGCACAAGTAAAAATCAAAGACGACCCAGTGCGAGATGTTAGTTATACATTTAGAACAACACAAGGTAGAAATATCTATACAATACAAGACAAAGCAGTTGTGTGTATTGCTAATACATTTGAGTTGCCAATTACTATGCAAGAATTAGAAATGTACTCACAAGAAAATGCAAAAGAATTTACTATATTTTATACAGTGTGGTCATACGAAAAAGGATATGGCAGAACTATATTAAACGAATTATTACAAATATTACAAACTGAAAGATTTGTAACATTGTCACCAAAAACAGAAATGGCTAAAAAGTTTCATTTAAGAAACGGAGCAAAATTATTATCTGACAATAAGACAAGTTATAATTTTGAATATTTTAAATAACACTCATATAAATAGTAGAAGTAAAAGTGGTCGTTGATTGATGTACCTCTTCTCGTAATCGTTTGAGTTCACCTTTTCTTCTCCGTTTCTCACGAATGTTGATAGATTTTAATTCTAAGTAATTGTTATAATACTTCTGCCACTTTACTTGTCTCGTGGTAAATTTAACAAGACCTTTTTTTAATGCTTTGATGTACGATTGACTAATATGTTCTGGTTCTAATAATGCCCAATCACATACTAAATTAAAATCTCTATTATTACCAACTAACCAATTATGAGCTTCACATTTTAGTAATGCGGATTTTCTATCATTATGTGGCACGAGAACATCTTCAATACAATTCAAAACAACATAACAAAATAATTGTTCTTCTGGATTGCGTTCTGTGAACAAGACTTGTTTACTATTATAATATCCTAAAACTGCTAATACATTTGGTTGTGGTAAATACATTAATGTCCGTATAACTTAATAGCATCAACTAAAAAATCCTTATAAGTTTTTGTTAACGGACTTCCTTTGTCTCTATGTAATATATATTGTGCGTAAACAGTGTCTATATATAAATGTCTATCATCTGGTTCTAAGGTTCGTGGGTCGAGGGTCTGCATTAAATCTTATCGAGATGCAGTTTTAGGAACTCTTCAAAATCCTCATAACTTATCTCTGAAAACAGAATTGTCTTTGAAGTTTTCTTTGTCATCGACTAATACAACACCTTCCCCTTTACAAACACTACAGATAACATATTCGCCTTGTTGTTTTTTGTCGAGAGTTTTTTTTCCTACAGAAGCGGTAGCTTCTTTCCAAGCATCATCCATCATACCCATTTATTACAAATCCCATAAATTATCTACCTTTAAAAAATCAAACATAATCTTCCAATAAATATTTGCTACTTAGTGGAAAAGTTTTGCACAGGGCTTTTGAAATACTATTGGTTACTATAGTGGTTTCTTTTTGTGCATCACTTTTATTTCTTAAATTACATACTCTTGAAAAGGCAAACAATGTTCCAGACCAAATCCATTCTGTAATCATGTTTTGTGGTAAAATCATCCTAGCTAATTCTGGAGCTATATTTTTTTTTAACATATCTTCATATGTTTTTTTTATCACTTCCATAATAGCATCAATATTATATTCTACTTCAGTATTTGTAGACCCTTGTTTCTTATCTTTATGTCTTTCCCTCCACATTTTTGGCACATAAAACTCTGGCTCATTATCAACATATCTACGACTGACTTCATTCCAAACTAAACCCACTTGATGTTTTACTAATTGTCTAGCCACAAATATTGGTGCTTTAATTCTAAACTGTAATGAAGCATGACCAAATGGTGACCAATGATTATGAACAGCTAAATATTTAATTAACTTTTCATCGTTATTTTGTATTTCTGTATGCATTTTAGAAAACGATACTCTAGCTGAATTAACGACAGATAAGTCTGACCCCATTTTATCAATTAATTGTACTTCAATCATTTTCATGTACCTTTTGTATTCTAGTTCCTAACCACTCCATAACATTTATAGACATAGCTCTACCACAAGCCTCGTATCTTTTAGATACTGGAGCTTCTTCTTTTGCCTTACCTCGATAGGGCACTTGTGTATAATTATCTGGAAAACCTTGTAACCTTTCACACTCAATAGGAGTCA